GGTGACGGCGGACCCGTCGGTACCTGCCACGGCGTAGCTCAACCGCACTTCCGAGGAGGCCGGGTTGTAGCTTCCCGAGCCTCCGGCGTAGTTACGTACCAAACTCATGCTGCTCCTTAGATGTCACAGGATTTCTGCGCTGCCGGTGAGCCGGATAACGGAACCCGACCCCCATGTGCCGCCGCCCGGAATAGCCGAGCTGCCTATTACGGCAATGGCCGTGTTGGTGGCGCTGGTCGGTGCATAGAGAGACATGTTTCCGGTGCCGTCGCCTGCGGGCTGCGCGACCAGCGGATATCGTCCGCCGGTCACGGAAACAATTCCGGTGATCTGCTGGCTGGATCCGGAGGTGGAGAAAACCCACGGAACGCCGATGGTGTAGGTACCGGATCCGAACGTCGTGGACGCGGTGAAAGCCATCCACAGAGAGAAGTTGACCGTCTTGCCGGAGATGGCGAACCGCACGTTCGCCGTCCCTGTGCCCAGGGACGGGTTCGTGGTGGGGGCCGTCCACGTGATCGCGGTGCTCTGCGTCCAGGCGGAATAGCCTATGGTCTGCCAGGCGGTGCCGTCGTGGATCTGATCGGCTTTCAGGTCCGTGCGGTAGCAGCGGTCCCCGTTCACCGGGGAGGGGAACCCTGCGTCCCTGGCTGCCTGTGACGCGAACCGGGCGATGATCAGAGGGTCCAGCTTGGCGGCGAGGGCCTGCTCCAGCGGGTCCGCCGTGTTGTACGGCAGGGCGGCCTTGGTCGTGAAGCTCGGGGCTGCGGCATCCGCCGTGCGCTGCACCGCGATGGCCCGCGTAGCCGCCAGGTCAACCGCCTTGGGGGGTAACGCCCACCGGATGCCGCCGCCGAAATCCAGCCACAGGGTGCCGATGTAGTTGTCGGGCCCGAAGAACGCCACCTGCCCGTAGGCATCGGAGGTCACAGAGCTGATCGCGGCTCCGGCCAGGGTCTGGAGATCCGTGATCGGGGAACCGCCGGTGCGCGAGTTGTAGACGCCCGCCGCCGCGTTGGCGTAGGGGAGACCCGTGGGCCGGACGACCTCTCCGTCTCCGCCTGCTCCGTACAGGTATCGCGCCATCAGTTGACCCTTTCCCAGAACCAGCCGTACACCGAGACCGCGTTGAGCGGGCTGGAGGCGCTCCACTGGACCGTCAGCGAGGCGGAGGTAGCCGTCGTGGTGTCCCGGGTGATCTCGGCGGAGCCGTCGCAGCGGACGGACGCGCCGGAGGTCGTCAGAGCCGTCGAACTGGTCATCAGGGAGTGCGAGGTCAGGTTGCCGAACCAGGTACCGCTGGACCCGGTGGACGTGATCGTCACACAGGCCGTGAGCTGCCAGGTCCGTGTGGCCGAGGCCGCGTTCGTGGCCGCCGTGTACCAGTTGGAACCCATGATCGTTCCGGTCACACCGCCCAGGCGGAACCGGAAGGCCAGGTCGGGTGTCGAGTTGAGCAGCACGGACGTGGTGCCGTAGGCCGTGAGCCGGAACGTCGTCCCTGCGGGCATGTTGGCCGGGATCGGCACATTGATCAGTTCGACCTCGGACACCGTCCAGGACATGCCGACCGCCGGGCCGGAGGTACCCCGGTTGGTGGCGTAGCTGGCGTTGAACCAACCTGCCAGCGCCGTGTTGTAGACCTGCTCCGCGCGGATGTCCAGCCGGTAGCAGCGGTCGCCTTCCTGCGGGGAGGGGAACGCGGCGTCCCGGGCCGACTGGGAGGAGAACCGGGGCAGAACCAGCGGGTCCAGCTTGTTCGCCAGGGCCTGCTCCAGGGGATCGGCCGCGCTGTAGGGCAAGGCTGCCTTGGTGGTCGTGGAGGCCCCGGCAGCGTCGGCGGCCCGCTGCGTCGTGATGACGCGCGCGGCTGTGAGGTCGACCGCCTTGGGCGACAGAGCCCAGCGGACCGCGCCTCCGCCGAAGTCCAGCCACACGACCCCGATGTAGTTGTCGGGGCCGTAGAAGACGGCCTGGCCGTAGCCGTCGGTGACGACGGAGGTGACGGCTGCCCCGGAGATGTTCTGGAGGTCCGTTATCCGTGTGCCGCCGGTTCGGGCGTCGTACACGGAGGCGGTGGAGTTGGCGTAGGGGGCGCCGGACATCTGGATAATGTCCCCGTCGCCGCCTCCGCCGTATATGAAACGCGTCATCGGTCAGATCTCCCTATGCGCCCGGCAGCACGAGACCGTCGAGGCCGACCCAGGACGTCTGTACGCCACTTCCCATGAACACGACGATGTTTCCGCTGGCCGTGACGGAGATCTTGGCGGTTCCGGGAGGTGAACTCGTACCGGATACCGAGATGGTGGAGGCACCCTCGTAGAAGGGCTGGACGCTACTGACGGCGACTGCTGCCGGGAGGGTTCCGAGCGTGGTATTGCTCGGAATGTTCGAGCTGTTTATGGTGCCGATGTTTCCCCAAAGTGCCCACGTATTCGCCCCCGAGTTGTAGACGGCGATGGGGTTCTTGCCGTTGGCGGCCTGGAAGCCGTCGGACAGGTTGATGGCGACGGGGACCGGGGCGACGGGGGCGGTCCAGACGGCCGACCAGACGGACGTTCCGACGTCGGAGGTCTTCACGTATACACCGGTCACCACGGTTGTGCCGCTGTTGCGGACCACGCAGATGACGCCTGACGGGGCGTTGAAGAACTTGCTGTCCCGGTCGGCTGTCGAGGTGGCCGCGAGGACTAATCGTCCGTCCATGGCGGCCACTAACTGGGATAACCAGTAGGGCACGTCGTTGGTCCCGGCACTGTCCGGTATCGGTAGTCCCGAGAATGCGCTGTACGTTGCTCCCACGGATTTCCCCTCCTTTACTGTCGATCAACTATACCGACTAAATCGCCCGGAAACCGCCCGAGACCTTGCTGAAAATCACGTAGCTGGCGTTCGCCGTGGTCAGGGTTGTGGGCTGTATCGCGAAGCCCTTGATGGTGGGTGTGACCGCCGTAATAGCCGTCCACCAGTCTGCCGGGATGGGGATAGTGCGAACCTCGCCCACTTCCAGTCGGAAGAACACGGGGCTGAAGGAATTCGTTCCCAGCGTGAGTACGGTCGGGAGCGCGTTGAAGTTGTGCGGGCACAGTTGTAATTCGACGGCTTCCCGCTGACCGTGCAGGACGCTGTTGCGGGCGACGGTGACGGTCATGGACGTCTTGGTCGTGCCGTTCGCGGGAAGGGCGTTCGTGGTGCCGTTGTAGTACGACCAGGCCAGCATGCCGGGACTGTCGCCGGGGGCGTCCGTGACGCCCACGTAGCCCTCGTAGCCAGGGTCGGAGGAGCCCCGGGCGCGCATGGTCTTCATGTCGTAGACGGCCCAGCCGTTGTTCTGGGTCGCGGGGGCGAGCCAACTGGAGTCGGTACCGCCGATGCGGCCGACGACCAGCCAGGCGTTGCGGCCGAGGTCCAGTACCTGCACCACGTCGCCGATCCTGCGGTTGGTGTAGGACGCCAGGCAGGGGACGCCGAAGATCTGCGCGGTTCCGTAGCGCAGGTTGACCATGCCGTCCTCGCGGTAGGCCGAGACCGTGGCGCGGAGTGTGCGGACGCCGCTGTCGTTGGCGGTGAGCTTGGCGAGGAGGTTCGCGGCATCAGACATGGACGGTGATCTCCTGCTTCGTGCTGCGGGTCGTGTAGGAGACGGCTCCGGAGCCCCACGTGTAGCTGATGGCGTCCACGAGGTGGCGTTCCTGGCGGCCGTCGAGGCGGCTGACCACGATGACGTCTCCGGCTTCCTGGGCGGGGTGGTAGCGGCCGGTGAGGCTGAGGGTCTTGGACTCGCCCACGAGGTCATCGAGGATGGCCTTGCCGACTCGCCACGCCTGCTGGTCGTTGACGATCAGCGGGGAGTCGTACCGGTAGGGCTTCACTCCGAAGTGCCCGGCCAGTTCCGGGTGGTTGATGGGGTCGGGGCCTGCGTAGGTCTTGGAGGCGGGGTCGTCGTCCCATACGAAGATCGGGCCGATCGGGGCGGATCCGTCTGCTGCTGCGCCGGTGATGGATACCAGGTTGTAGACGTTGGCCCGGTCGTAGGCGAACGCTGATGCGATCTTGGTCCTTGTGCCCTCCAGGACGGTCCACACGGGGTCGTCTGCCAGAGAAGGTCGCCGGACAAAGGCGAAGGCTCCGGAGGCGTCACAGAGGGCGTCAGCGCCCAGCGCGGTGGCAATGGAGGCGTCGCTCGCCGTGCCGTGCACGACCGACCAGCGGTCCGTGTCCACGGTCATGGCCACCATCGCGGCGGTGGAGGCCAGCCGGGAGTCCCAGGTGAACCGGGCGTCCGGGACAGCCTCTGTGATCAGCTTCTCCGCCTGCCTGCGGTACGTCGAGTACCGGTTGTCCGGCAGGTTCCTTGCCACAGGGAACTGTGCGTCGATGACGTCCTGCTCGAAGGAGATTCCGTCGATCGTCAGGTTGTTGACGCTCTCCGTGATCGCGGTGACGGAGTACAGGCCTGCCGGGATGTACTCGGGGGAGGATCCGAGGAAGCTCACGGCCATCCGCAGGCGCAGACGGCAGCCGTACGGGTGGATTCCTTCGTATCCGACGGTGACCGTCTTGGCGATGGTGGCGCCCAGCGCCCAGCGGGCTGTGCTGGTGCGGTCCTGCGTGTGGCTCCCGGAGATGATCTCCAGCGGGTACCAGTTCTTCCAGTCCGGGGACCAGTCCAGGACCGGCTGGATCTGTAAGGCCGTGCCGTCGGACAGGGCCCGCGTGAGGCGCTCGGAGTGGGTGAGCATCAGATGTTCTCCATGCTCACCGCGTCAAAGTAGGCCTGCTGGCCCGCTGCTGTCGCCGTGACGACGACGTTGCAGATGGCTAAGGACGTCCCGGGCGGGGGCGTCACCGACAGAACGACCTTCGTCCAGGTCAGGGGGGTCAGGGTGACGGTGCGGCCCCACTCCGACAGGGAGTCCGTGGTGAGGTAGTTGCCTGCCCCGTCCAGCCAGTCGACCAGCAGGTCGGTTACCAGTCCGGTGGCCGAGTTCACCCACATCGAGTAGGTGTAGGTGAGGCCCGGGGTCACCCGGTACTGCGGGATGCCGGTGGCGCCGATCAGTCCGGCGGCGGTCGCGGTGAGACGGCGGGAGTAGGCGCCCCGGAACGGCAGGGCGGTGGTGCGCAGGATCGTCGTGTTGCCGTTGTAGGAGTTCCAGCCGTTGCCGGGGGCGGAGCCGGACTCGCCCTCGGAGGTGTAGGCGTCCATCATGTTGCCGCCCTGGATGGCATCGAACGGCAGCGGCAGCAGGTCGGAGAACAGGGGGGCCTGCGCGGTGGACGCGGCGAACGTGAAGGTCGGGGTCGCCACGGTCTGCCCGTAGGTGTTGGGGCGGCTGACCTCGATGAGTCCCAACTGCCACAGGTACACGCCCCGGCCGGTGCTCGCGGACTGCGCGGCGTAGGAGACGTCGTCCACGGTGAAATAGCCGTCGGGGCGTTCCCACAGCGACGACTTGCGCATGATCACGGTCTGGTTCAGCAGCTTCTGCATGGCGAGGAATTCGGCCTGGCCCACCGTCAGCACGGATATGGACGTGCCCAGTCCGTTGCGGGTGTCCGGGGTGACTACGGGGTAGGGGCTGCCCAGGACGGTCTGCTTGTCGTTGCGGCCGTTGTAGCTGCCGCCCAGCGTGGACGTGCCCCGGGCCTGGATGGAGGCGCTGGGGTCTTCCAGGTTGACCAGCCACATGTCGGGGGACATGTAGCCGCCTGTCGGGGCGGAGGTGGTGATGGCCGCCGAGGCGGACTGCTGCGCGAGGGCGCCCGTCGAGTCGACCGGGACCGCGTAGTAGGAGACCGCCTGTCCCAGGGGGGCTTCCTGGTCGTACAGCCAGCCCTTGCCCGAGTAGTTCAGGTAGGGGTCTCCCCCGCGCACGGTGTGCACAGTGCCGTCCGCGTTCTCCCGGTAGACGGTGCACCGGAATGGGCTGGACCAGGAGGACAGGTCCAGGCTGTAGTCGAGCTTGATCCGGACGCCGCCGAACTTGGGGTCGTCAATCGCCCGGACCCGTCCGTCGAAAGAGGTCGCATCAACCGTCGTGGACGAAACCGGGGAGGCTACAGGGACTACAACCGGCATGTCACTTCTTCTTTCCTGCAACCGCCACGATCTCGGACACCTTTTCCTCCACGACCTTTTCCGTGTGGGCCCGGAACTTCTTGCCGTCGATGTTCACCATAATGGTATGCGGTGCGGTGACCGTTATCTTTGCCCCGGCCAGAGCCTTCGACTGCTTCTTCAGCGTGCTCAGTCCGAAGCCGTCGTCGGCGGCGGAATCCGCGTACTTCCCGGAAACCGTTTCCAGCTCCTTGTACGTGTCATTGAGCTTTTTCAGGTCGGCGGACGAAGAGGAGCGGGCCAGGGACTGGGCGAGCTGCCCGCCCTGCTCCGGACCCATGGCCGCGATCTGCTGGATGAGGGCCTGGGACATGCCGAGCTTGGCCAGCGTGTGAAGGTTGACCTGGAAGTCCTTGATGGCCTTGATCTTCGCCTGGAGCTGCTGCGTGAACCCGGCGGCCCGGTTGCCGGACAGACCCGACAGGGCGCCGGTCTGCATCGCGGCGTCCTTGTAGGAGTTCCGGGCGTCGGTCGCAACGGCGATCTTCGCGTCGATCGCAGCCTTCTTGCCCGCAATGTAATCCTGGGCCGCCTTGCGCTCCTTCGAGATTTCCGCGTCCCGGGCCTTTTTCTTTGCGGCGGCGAGAGTCGCAGCGTCCTTGCGCTCCTGCTCCACAGCCTTCGAGGCGTTCTTGTAACGCTTCTCGTTCAGCTTGATCAGCTTGGTGTCGGAAGCTATTTCCTTGTTGGCCTTGTCGATCTGCTTGTCGTACTTGGCCATTTCCTTCTTTGCGGCGGCCTGCTCCTTGGCGGTCGTCGCGTGCAGGTACTTCGTGTGCGCGGCGTCGTACTTCTTCTGCGCCGCGTCACGACGGGCCCTGTCCCTGTCGCGCTCTTCGAAGGCCTCGCGGACGACGTGGCGCTGGTGCCGGGTGCCGGTGCCCGAGGCGTACCCGTGCAGGCTGCCCATGGAGGCCATGTGCAGGGAGTCCTTGTGGTTGTAGACGGTCTCCCCGCCGTGGAAGTTGACCAGCTCGGGGCCGCGTTCGCCGACCCAGGCCAGGCCGGAGGCGGCTCCGTTGGTACCCGTCCAGTAGCCCTTCGGGGCCTTGTTGGCGTTGGCCTGCTGAACGTTGTTGATGTTGCCGTACCTCGCCACGATGTACCTGATCGCGGCCGCTACGTTGGCGACGGGGTCGGTGATGGAGCGGTCGGCGAGGGCCGCCGGGACGTAGGCGTGGAACGTGCCCGGGATCGTCTGCGCGAGGCCCTGGGACGGGTGCCCTGCCTTGGCGTTGGAGTCGGTCAAGTTGATCGCGTTCGAGTTCCAGCCGCTCTCGCGCGTGATCAACGTGTTGAGACCGGCCTGCCAGGCGCCCTTGGTCCCGGGCGGGGGGACGTTGGCGTACCGCATGGCCGCGTTGATGATGGCCAGGTGGCGTCCCTCGGGGATCTTCCCGCCGACGGCCAGGGCCTTCTTGTCCTCGCGGTTGACCCAGCCCTTGATGTCCTCCAGCGGCTTTTTCATGACGCCGCCTGCGAGGTTGCTCCAGGCGCCGCTGCCCGGGACGATCTTGTCGATGGCGCCTTCGGCCTTGTTGATGACCGGGTTGACGATGGCAGCCAGCGCGCCGAGCGCGGCGTCTTCCAGGGCGTCCAGGCCCTTGTTCGCTGCGTTCTTGAGGCCGTCGCCCACGTCCGAGATCCAGCCGCCCACGCCGAACCGGCCCGTGGTGTTGGCGCCCATGACGGGGCGTCCGCCGTGCAGGGAGGACCGAAACGCCTGGACGGCGTGGTGACCGCCCATGGCCGCGACGTCCTCGCGGGTGAACACGTGCTCGTCCGGCATCAGGACCGCGTTGACGGAGTCCTTGCCCGGACGGGATCCGGCGGTGTGCGGGACGGGGCCACCGGCTGCGAAGTGGGGGATCTTGTCGGTGTTGATCTTGCCCAGCGGGTTGTCCTGGTGGACGAAGCTGGAGATCTTGTCCATGATCTTCCAGATGGCGTCATTCCAGACATACTTCGCAACCCAGTAGATCGGGGTACCAATCGCCTTCTTGACGTTGTCCCAGACCTTCTGAATGCCCTTCCACGCCGAATCGAAGGCCTCAACCAGGCCCTTCTTCATCGTCGTTCCCCAGCCGGGGATGGTCTTGGTGAAGAACGTGCCCATCGGGGAGAACACGTTGTTCTTGATGGCCCGCCACTTGTCCCCGATCCAGTCCTGGATGCTCTGGAACACCGGCTTGATGGAGCCCTGCCACAGGTTCCGCGCCGCACCCGACACGGCGTCCCAGGCGGGCTTGAGGATGTGGTTGTTGACCCACTTGAAGCCGTTGGCCATCGCGCGCCAGCCGTCGCCGATCCAGCCGAAGACCGGACCCAGCGTGTGATCCCACACAGCCTTTCCTGCCGAGGCGAAGGCGTCCCAGGCAGGCTTCAGGATGTGGCCGACGACCCACTTGAAGCCCGTCCCCAGGGCGTGCCAGCCGTCCGAGATCCAGCCCAGCACGGGCTTGATCCCGAACACCCACAGCGCCTTGATCGCGGCCTCGAACAGGATGAAGATGACCTTGAAAATCGTTTCGTGGACCTTCCACCACACCTTGGCCACGGTCACGAACGCGTCACCGATGGCGACGAAGACCGGCTTGATGTAGCCCCACAGCCACGCGGCCCCGGCGACGATGGCGCTCCAGACGCCCTTGATCGTCCCCCAGACCTTGGTCCAGTTGGCAGCGATCCAGGCGATGGCACCGATCGGGCCGAGCAGGAGCGCGAGCAGGCCGAACTTGCCCCGCAGGAACTCCACCGTGGCGTTGAAAGCAGTTTTGATCCCGCCCCACACCATGTGCCAAAGCTGCTGGAACCAGGTGGTCTTCGTCGCGATGATCACAATGACCGCGACCAGTGCCACGATGCCCGCGATGATCACACCGAGCGGGCTGAGACCCCACGCGATCGTCAGAGCGATCCAGGCCGTCTCCATGGCACCGATCACACCAACCAGGACGTCCCAGACCACCACGGCCGCGTTCCAGCCGATGATCGCCAGCTTCCACGCGATCATCGCGTCCGCGATCAGCCGGATCGTGCCCGGCGGCAGCGCGTTGACGATGTCCACGATGGCCTTGCTGGTGATCCCGATGACCGGGGCCAGCGCGACCGCCACATCGGCGATCGACTGGAAGATCTCGCCGAAAGCCTTGATCGCAGCAGGCTGGACCTGGCCGACCGCGTCCGCGATACCGCCGATGACCTTCGCGAGAGCGTCACCGTTGGTCTGGCCGGTGCCGGAGAGGATGTCCCAGACGTGCTGTGTCAGCCTCACCAGACCGGACAGGATCGGCCGGACCTGCGCCCAGGCCCGCTTCACGGACTCCTTGAAGCGCTCGGCGCCGCCGTTCTTGCCCCACTTGTCGGCGGCCTTCCCGACGTGCCCGATGTACTCGGACATCTTCAGCGCCCACGGACCGAACGCCCGGATGATCGCGCCGCCTGCCGTGAGGAAGCCCTTGAACCCGCCGATGGTGTTCTTGAGGATCGGAACGCCGTACGTCTGCAAGAACGTGACGAACCGGGTCAGGCCGTCCCCGCTCATCCAGTTCTTGAGAGAGTCGGCCACGTCCTGGACGACCGGCGCCAAGTCCTTGACCAGCGGAATGAACTTGGGCAGGGCGGCAGCAGCGCCCTGGATGACCGTGGTCACCGGGGCCAGCGTGTACTTGCTGGTCGCGCCGATGAACGACTGCCAGGCACCCTTCGTCTGCTCGATGGAGGCGTTGAACTTCTTCTCCGCCGGGGTGAGGTCGTCAATGGCCTTCTTGTGGGCCTTCTCCGCCTCCGTGACGTCCTTCAGCGCCTTCTTGTACGCCTCGGTACCCGCCGTGGTCCCGGCGAGGCGTTCCTGGGCCTTCTCCAGGGCGATCTGGGTCAGGTCGACGGCCTTCGCGTGGGCTGTGGCCTGCTTGACCGCACCCACGGTGGCCATGCCGTAGATGCCCAGCGCACCACCAGCCGCGACACCGAACGAGGCCACGGCTGCTGTCGCGCCGCCCAGCAGGGTCGTCAGTGCGGGGAGCTGCGGGAGAACCGAGGCGATGAGCCCTGGAAGGCTGACAAGCGCCCCCAGGTGCAGATTGAGGGGGTCCTTGACCTTCCGGATACGGCGACGGTCACCGTCGTCATCGTCGTCCGGGTCGCCGTCACCGAGGTCCGGTACATGCGGCGCATCCGGATCCGGGTCCGGGTCGTTGTTGCTCGGACTCACCCGGGGACGGGGACCGCCGCCGGTCGTGTTGGTCCGGATCGTGATCGGCGCGGCTGCGGCGGCCCGAAGGGCGGCGAGAGAGGCAGCGGCGGC